AAAGCGGCGGGTATGATTGTATAAGAGGTAATCATGAGGACATGATGATTACTGACTGTATCATTACAAAAGACGGTGGCGAAGAAGACGTATTCATTAACTGGTATGACAGTATATGGATGTACAACGGTGGTCAAAAATGTATAGCCAATTATGAAACTAAGTCAGGTAAGTATGACATTAAACCTCTTAAAGAGCACCTTGAGTGGGTAAAAAATCTGCCGTTATACATAGAGTATCCAGATGTGAAGGATAACAAAGGACAATACTTAATGGTATCCCACACGACTGCGGCTGACGTTTGGGATTTACGAAACGAGCCCGAAAGAACGAGACTTGAGGATGGGTTTTCAATAAAGAATCCTAATTACGAAAAATTTGAAATGGGGGTACTTTGGGCTCGTGATTGGATGCCTAAAAAGATTCCAGGGATCTACAACGTGTACGGTCATACTCCTCAGGTTGATAAAGCTACAGTGAAAGATCACTTTGCTTGTATTGATACTGGATGTTATCTTAAAGGACGGAAAAGTTTTGGTAGAATGACAGCTTTACAGTTTCCTGAGATGAAGTTATACGTGCAGAATAACGTGGAGGATGATTAAATGAGCGTAACAACTCTCCAACCAGTAAAAATTCTCGTGCTAGTGATTGGCCCGCCAGGATCGGGTAAAACTACGTACTGTAGAACGACACTAAAAGAATATTACCATGTGTCGCAAGACGAGATGGGTCAAATAGAGCATAGACAGGTTTTTTTGAACGCCATTGAAAGAGGTGAAAGGCGCATAGTGATAGATCGCATGAACTTTAATGTGGCCCAGAGAGCAAGGTATATTATTCCTGCGGTGAGAGCTGGGTACAAAATAAAGCTCATAGGAGTGTGTATAGACTCAAACAACTTTAATAAGTGTTTTGATCGAGCTATTAACAGAGAGTCTCACCCAACTATTGCGCAAGGTGACATGCAAACCTTGAGCAAAGTGCTTCACTTTTTTTATAACGCGTATGAACCCCCTAAAGACTTTGAGTATGACGAATGGGAGGTTTTATCATGATTGAGTACACGCTTTGTTTGATCAAGCCTGACGCGTTAGATATGGGTAACATGGGATCTATCATCACTGATATAGAACGTGTTTTCGAGATTCATTCGCTAAGAATGTTACATGTTAAGCCTAAGTACATGGAAAAGTTTTATGCAGAGCATAAGGGTAAAACGTTCTACCCCGGATTAATTGATTTTATGTGCAGTGGGCCACTAGTAGCCATTGTTTTAGGGGGTAGAAATGTCGTCAGTAGGTGGAGAAACTTCATAGGCGATACTGACCCTAAAGAAGCAGCACCTAATACTTTACGCGCTCAGTATGGTTTAGGTGTTCCAAACAATGCGTTGCATGGCAGCGACTCCACTGAGTCTGCTCTGAGAGAAATTAAAATATTTTTTCCAGGATTTTGATTGACCTTCGATGATATACTGTTTATAGTAAGTGGGTACTATAAACCCGGAGGTAAGTTCTTTGATCGACATCTATGAGCCCGTTGGTTTTTCTGAGGAAATTTTCAAAAAGAGGTATGCATTCACTTTAGAAGAAACCTGGAAAGAGGCGTGTCATAGACTTTCTCGACAAATGGCTTTAGCCGAACCACCTGAAAAGCAAAAAAAATATGAAAGAAAATTTTACGACGCTCTTGTACGGAATCTTTTTGTTCCTGGTGGGCGCATCTGGTATAATTCTGGTCGCCCTAATCCTCAATTATTAAACTGTTTTGTTTTAAATCACGATATAGACTCTAAAGAGGGCTGGGCAACGCTTTCTCATGACATGATAATGACTTCTATGTTTGGTGGTGGATGTGGCATTGATTTCAGTGCTATACGTCCTGATGGGGCACCTATCAACGGTCAGAGAGGTGAGTGTACTGGTCCTACCTCAGTAATGCAACTCATCAACGGTAACGGTAAGCCTATTAAAGCTGGTGGAACTCGCAGAGTTGCTTTAATGTTCTCTCTTGATTTAGATCATCCAGACATCATGGAGTTTCTTGACGCTAAACTTGAAAAAGGTGAGTTACAGCTAGCCAACGTCTCAGTGCGCTGTAAAAACTTGACTAAATTTCTAGAGTGTGTTAAGAATGATAGTGACTGGGAACTTTCTTGGAAAGGTAAGTATAAAAAAACTGTTAAAGCCCGTGAGTTGTGGGGAAAAATTGTCAAGAATGCTCACTCGTGCGCTGAACCAGGATTTCTTAATTGGGAGCTTACGTTAAATGAGAGTAACATCTATTACATCGAAGATCTTGTCACTACCAACCCGTGTGGTGAGATTTGTCTTAGTTCCTACGACTGTTGTTGCCTTGGGCACTTGGTTTTGCCTCGCTTTGTCGATGGGGATAAGGTTGATTGGCACGCTTTGGCCAGCGTGGTTAGGGTTGGCGTGCGTTTTCTCGATAACGTCCTTACCGTTAATCACTATCCTTTACCTCAAATGCGTGAAAAATCTTCAAGACTCAGAAGAATTGGATTGGGAACTACTGGTCTTGCTGACATGTTGGTTCTTTTGGGTTATAAGTATGGCAGCGACAAGGGTAACGCTTTCATAGATGAGTTGTTTAGATTTATATCTAAAATTTCTTACGAAGCGTCGGTGTTTTTAGCTGTTGAAAAGGGTGCATTTCCTGATTGTAAGCCTGATCTACACATCAAATCAGGATTCATGAAGAGAATGCCCAAAAAGATTCGATCACTTGTAGAAGAGCATGGAATTCGTAACTGCGCGCTTTTAACTCAAGCACCTACTGGTACCGTATCAATATTATCAGGTAACTGCTCAAGCGGTATTGAACCTATGTTCGCACCTGCTTACGAGCGTAGGTTTTGGGATAAAAACGTCAGGAAGAAGGAAATGGTATTTCACCCTCTATTTGCCCAGTTCATGCGCGAGAAACGTAGTGTGAGTCATTTCGTGGCTTCTCGTGACCTCTCAGTGAGGGATCACATGGAAGTTCAAAAGGTAGTTCAAAGGCACATTGATAACGCAGTGAGTAAAACGATAAACATGCCCGAAGATTATCCCGTTGAAAAGATGAGTGATATATGGTTAGAGTACTTACCCTACTTAAAAGGTACAACTTTTTATCGCGAGAAGAGCCGTTCTTACGTTGACGCTGACGGGGTTGAGCATGAGCCTCCTTTAGTGGCTTTTTCCTTGACAGAGGCTATGGAAAAGTATAAGATTGATGGATTAGAGGGTAGTGAGGCAGATTGTACAAAAGGGGTTTGTGAAATTTAAAGCAGTCTTTGTTGGCTTGGCGCATCGAGTTCTGTGAGTTCGTCCTAGGTTGCAGTTCCGTTATGACGAAAGCTTGAAGATAGTGGGTTGATTACCTGCAAAGATTTCGTTTAATCATGGAACGCTGCTGGATTTTTGGGGATAGCATGGCCAAGAAAAAAACGGGGGATTTTTTAAAAAATACAGCAACTTTAGTTGGTTTGATGGGTGTTTTATTCAGTGTTTATTTCTTTGTTGATGGAACCTACGCCGAAAAGACTGAGCTAGTCGCTGTGAGTCAGCGTGTCACCTTTAACGAACTATACCAACTCTTGCGAAGTGCTCAAGAAAACCTGCATTTTTATCGACAACAACATAGAAAATATCCAATTGATCCAAAAGTTGAAGGTAAACTCGAGAAAGCTGAAGAGGAAGTAAAAGACTTGAAAGATCGTATCAAGAATCTCAAGGAGAAAAAGGATGAACAATAGAGATCCAAGAACGTTGGAATATGGTAGAACACACGATCTTAGACATGCTGTTCGGGTGAAGTTTAAAAAATTAGATCCAAAAGCTGTTATACCTAAGTACTCCAACTTCGGAGATGCTGGTATAGATTTAACTTGTACAGGTCTTGAGCTTATGGAAAAAACTCCCTCTAATCACAAAGTAACCGTAGTAAAAACTGGTCTTGCTATGGAGATTCCTCCTGGTTACGTAGGATTTCTTTTTCCCAGAAGCTCTATATCTAAAAAAGACTGGCGGTTGTCAAATTGCGTAGGAGTTATTGATTCAGGCTATCGTGGAGAAATTAAAGCTAAGTTTGATGTTCTAGGTGGAAGTAGACCTCAAAGAGAGGGAGTATATACTAAAGGTGATAGATGCCTTCAGTTAATAGTAATGCCAGTTCCTTTCATGGAGGTTGAGGAAGTTACTGAACTCTCCAATTCTAAGAGAGGCGCAGGCGGATTCGGGAGTTCTGGAAAATGAAACAAATTACTATGGACTGGGAAACTTATCAAACCGAAATTGGAGAAGGTCGAGTTATTTTAAAAAGATATGAAAAATTAGTGGAAGCAGTATGGGAACTTGCAGCTATCGAATCTTATCCAGACCCTTCTGCTTATGAAGGTTATTCTACTCGTATAAAAACTAAACTTAGTAAAGAAGAGATTGTTAAGTTACTCGGAAAAACTTTAAATGAAATAGGAGAAATGAAATGAACAAATATATAGCATTCGACGTTGAAACAGGCGGGATTGATCCCGAGAAAGTATCACTACTCACTGCTTATTTTGCAGTACTCGACGAGAACTTTGAGACGACTCATGAGTTGTCTTTAACAATTAAACAAGACATGTACAGCGTCACGGCTGAGGCTTTAGGGATTAACAACATCAATCTTGTAACACACCACAATGATCCGGTTTCCTTGGATCAACGAGAAGCTGGAACCAAGTTGTTCGAATTTTTACGCCGAGTGTCTGACGAGGGAGCGTCTAAGTTGATACCAATCGGTCATAACGTTAGTTTTGATATTGGCTTCATTACTCTAGGTGCTGGTAAGCTATTAACTAAAAAATCTTGGAATCAGTTCGTGAGCTATCGATTACTTGATACTGGAGTAATAGCTCAGTTTTTAAAGGCCAAGGGATCTATGCCTGAGGAAATTAGTGGTTCATTAGGATCACTTCAAAAACACTTCGATGTGCCTGCAGACGTAGCTCACACGGCTGATGGTGACGTGCGAATGACTGTTAATGTATTGGTAGCTATGTTAGAAGAATAATGGATGAATGGACTAATTGTCACGTTGATGACTTATGGATATTTGATAAGTTAATTTTAGCAAAAAAGCTAGGCTACAAGTGTGGACCAAAAGGAACTCCTGTGCCAAAGCCGGATTATTACATAGTTCGACCTTGCGTAAATTTCATGGGTATGGGTAGAGGAGCATACATAACTTTTTTACAAGATGATACGGACAACTTAATCCCAGACGGCACTTTTTGGTGTGAGGTTTTCACGGGGAGACATCTAAGCATAGATTTTTATAACGGGGAACAAGTTTTATGCGTAGAGGGTCACAGAAGTTCTATAAAAGATCTTACTAAGTGGGATCTATGGGAGATGGTTGGGGATGAGATACAACTCCCTAAAATATTGACCTCTCTTGAAGGGGTTTATAGCTGGATTAACGTAGAAATGATTAATAGAAAAATAATAGAAGTTCATTTAAGGAAAAATCAAGATTTTGCTGATCATAACTCTCCATATATAATTCCTGTGTATGAAAATGATAAGTTAGAAGAAGATCACGTATTTATTAATGCCCCAGAACATAACAGATTAGGATTTCTTATTCCAAAGGGGGTAACGTGAAAAGACAAGCTAAGTATAAAAATAAGTCATCCGGTACGGGTAACTATCCGCAGAGACGACAAGGAGCAAAAGCTCGTCAATCTGTTAGGAAGCGTAATGCTCGTCTTCGCAGGTTTCCAGAGCTTCTAGCAGAGTTTGAAGCGAGGAAGAAAGAATATCTTAAATGCACAGCGTAAAACTTGTCGCAAAAACTTACGGAGCAGGAGAACTGATCGGGAAATCTGGTCAAGAGGTCATCTCTTATACCGCTCGGGTTTCTAACCCTAAAAATCAAGATAACTTCGATACCGCTCCTAAGCTAATTAAATACCTCATTGATCATAATCATTGGTCACCCTTTGAGATGGTCCATATGACAGTAGAGATCGTTACGAGTCGTGCAATAGCTCAACAAATTTTGAGGCACCGAAGTTTCTCGTTTCAAGAATTTTCAATGAGGTATGCAAAAGCTACTGATATTCTTTTTTACCCAGCACGTAGACAAGACGTTAAAAATCGTCAAAACTCTATTGATGATGTAAGTGATGAGGACAGAGAGTGGTTTGAAGGGGCTCAAGAAGCTGGAGCGCACGTTACTCAGAGTCTTTACGAAGAAGCTTTAAGACGAGGCATTGCCAAAGAGCAGGCCAGGTTTCTTTTACCTCTTGGCACTAAAACTACGCTTTACATGAGTGGGAATGTTCGCTCTTGGATTCATTATATTGAGTTAAGAGCAGCTAATGGTACTCAACAAGAACACATGGATATTGCTAGGGGATGTAAAGAGATTTTTAAAAAAGAATTTCCTGATATAGCCTTAGCTTTAGGGTGGGCTCATATGATTACTACTCAATCTCATCACTCAGATAGTGGAGCTGGCAACGACACCTCGGATGAGTAACACCTATAACTGGTTGCCAAGCTGATTTCGGTCTACCGTGATTGGATCCATTGGCTTTCAGTTCTTCCAACGAATAAATCTTAGGCTTACCATCTGGGCCGGTGTAAAAAGCATCACACCAAGGGCATAACGCTACATCGTTGATTACTCTTTTATATACCCTAATATCTTTTCTGTCTACTCCAGGCAAAGCTGCAATCGTGGTAGCTTCATCAACTGCAGCGTTATTAGCAGTTTCAGTTAGAGCAGTGGTAAAAGCTCTGACGAATCCAGACTGCACCACAACGCCAACTGCAGCTAAACCCAAAAGAAGCGCTCCTAAATGCCTTTCGGTTTTTTCACGCATTAAAGGTACGACTGTGAGTCTTTCAACAGCTACTTCGTTCTTGAAGTCATTATTCACATTGAGAATCTCTTGATTCACTCTCTTCTTGATTTGTTGTTTGGTGTCTTCGATAGCTTCGTTAATCTGAGACTTGGAATGATCAATGGAGTACTGATGTGTATCATTTAAAACAGGAAGAACGCCTGTTTGAGCGATTTCTGTTAAGAGTTGATTAAGAGTTCTATCAGTACGATATCCGGGAGTTGATCTTTGTCTAACTAGTATGTAAATTAACTCGATAAGAGGGCGACGACCTATGATCAAGCCGAGAGACGCCACCATGATCTTTTGCTCATCAGTGAAGAAGTCATCTCCTATGATATCAAACGTGAAGTCAACGTAAGCACGCTCAACTATCTCGTCTATTCTATTTATTATCTCTTTGGCCACTAACACAGCGATTACACTCCCATTAAATATGTCCCTTGGAGTATACATCCCTGTCAATCTCGTTCTTAATGTCTTGTAAAATTTGTTCAACTAGCTTTTTGTGTCTAGCTTCTACTAGCTCATGAAACTCATTGAGGGCAGGATCACAGTACTGTTCTCCGTGGGAACACTCACGCTTAGTATTAAGAGCTTTTTCGAGAACCTTCTCTGCGTCCTCGATAGTCTCTCCCTTCCCTAATTCCACTTTGAATTTCATTCTTAGCCTTTTGCCTCTCTGAAGTCTTGAAAGATTTATATACGTCTTTAGGTGGTCGCCTGTCAGCGTATAACTGATACTTCCAAGCGTCTTTGCCGTAAGGTTTCATTAATCACTCGATTGATAATACTCTATGAACGTCGCCGACTTTTTCGTTTCTTCTTTTTTGGAGCTTTTTTTCGCGTCGCTTTCTTTTTTCTTTGTGTCGGCTTCTTTCTTTTTGTCTTCCTCTTGCTTGTCTTTTTCGTCGAACTCTTGCTGAACATCTTTTTCAATTTCATCCAACTCTTTTTCATAAGAGCTATAATCGATGTTATCAGAGTCTTCATCCACTTCCATAGCTTGCTCATTTTCTTCTCCTAAGCCTTGTTCTTGCATCTTTATGCTGAGGCTCATAATCGTAACTACTTCACTCAAGGAATTGGCACTAAAGGTATTTTACATATTAAGGGTGATAACGTCAGTCGTGCTCAGCTAGAAGGTTTCAAGCGTCAGTGGTTCAATCAACTAGCTTCTTCTCGGAATGCTTTTAGACCGCCTATCATTGGTATGGCCGATGAGGTTAAGTGGATTGAACTCTCTCAGACTAATAAAGAGATGGAGTTTGAGAACTGGATGAACTATCTCATCCGAATTTGTTGTGCTGTGTATCAGATTGACCCGGCTGAGATTAACTTCGATATTTCTAAGATTAACACTTCGACACTTAACGAAAGTTCAAACGAGGCCAGACTTAAGTCTTCAAAAGATAAAGGCCTTCGTCCTTTGTTAGATTACCTTGAGAATATGTTGAATAGACATATCTTACCTAGATGGGATAGGGAACTTGCCTCTAATTACGAGTTTAAGTTTGTAGGTCTTGATGCAGAAACCCGTAAAGAAGAAGTCGATAGACTCAAGTCAGAAACGGAAGTGTGGAAAACTATTAATGAAGCCCGTATTGAGATGGGCAAAGCTCCAATTGAAGATGGAGATGTAGTCTTAAATG